ACTTCAGCACCATTAGGTATTCCATGAGGATAAGCAAATTGTAATAAACCTAAGTCTAAGTTAACAACATAGTTGAATGAAGATCTTAAACTTACTGTTGGTGTGGATGAATAACCAGCACCAGGATCTTTAACAACAATATTATCTAATCTACCATTCTTAATAGATGCTTCTGCTTGAGCACCAGATCCACCACCACCAACAATAATTACAGCAGGTGCTAATGAATATCCAGAACCTGGATTGGTAACAGTGATACTCTCAAGTATGCTTGTAGAAGTTAACTGAGCATTTAATGGGAATGTAATCTCAGGACGTAATGTATAATCATGAGGATAGTCATAACCAAAGTTATTATTCTTAAGTTTCTTAATCTTACCAACCTTATCACCTCTAGTGAAGATTGAAGATTCACTACCGAAAGGAGGAATAACAACAGTTAATTCTGCACCAGATCCTTGTAATCCTGGTCCCAGAATACCTGGAATTGCTTCAATATCAATATACGCAGTAGTATATGCTTTACCTGGAGAGGTAACAACTACTTCTTGTATCTGACCTGGAATTGTAATACCATCATCATCCGATCCATCGTTAACTAAAATACTAACTAAACCACCTTCTCCATCACCTTGAATAGGAACAGAGTTATAAACACCAACACCATATTCAGTTCCTGGTTCAACAATTTGAATTCTTTCAATTTTTCTGGTTGATTGAATACCAGTAACAATAGGTAACTTAGTATAGAATCCACCTGGATTGACGATACGAATATCTGAAATAGAACCAACTGCTTTCAGGGAACTTGTGCTATAAGATGTCTGTGAGATATTAGCATTTCCTTCTGGTTCATTAGCAAGAAGGAATTTAAATATGTCTGGACCTTCAGTAATAGTTTGACCAGCAGTACTAGAAATTATAAAGGTTCCTTTATAAGGAGAATCAGTAACATCAAGATAACTACCATCAATTACAGGAGACTCTGCTCCAGTTCTAGATGGATCGAAATAGTATGAAATATTAGTAACGATATCTGGATCAATCTTTAATTTAACTGTAGGTGTAGGTTGTCCTTGACCAGTTATACCAGGAGTACCAATTCTTTCAATAGAGTTGAATGAATACTCCAATTTATTAAGGTTATCTTTAGAGAATGATAAATTGCCTCCAACCATTGATGAATGACTTAGATCAAACAAGTATTGATGACCATTATACATCTTCAATACAGGAGATTTAACATATACACTAACAGATGCTGCTGATGTAGCTGGAGAAGTTACAGCAACTTGTGGTAACTTATATGTAAATTCTAATGGACTAATAACAGTATCTACTGGGAATGTTCCATCATATTCATCGTATGTGGTTCCACCTGATTCTTGTGCTGGATTACCATCGATGTAGATCATCTCAGCATCATGTAGATAATGACTAGTAGAAGTGATTACGTATACTTCATCAGTATTAGCAACAGAACTAACCTGAACAATCTTTGTCAAATTAGCAGTTAAACTTATCTTTAAAACACCAGCTAAATTAGTAATCTGACAAGTGCTATAAGCAGCATTAAATGATATATCACTAGCAGTAATATCAACAACAGATCCAGGAATATACGCAGATCCACCAGCAACTTCTTCTATCCTAATTGAATAGTCATTTACATCAAATGCCTTTAATTTTGCAAAATCGTCTAAATTATTAGTTCCACCAATATCACCAGGAGCATCATAGGTAGCAAGATCTACATCAAATGTTCCTGGAGTAGTGTTATCAATCTCAGTGAAAACATAATTCTTAATTTCGTTAACATCATTTGGAACAGGACCAATAATACCATAGCTACTTTGCTCACTAAATTGTGTTGTGACTAATTCACCATTATTTGTATCATCTGCCCAAGGATTGTGAATAATAGCAAGATAGATCTTATTAACGGATGTGTTCTTACGGATGATATAACCACTATTGATAAATGTACCATTAGCATTTTGAAGCACTAACTTTGCACCAACTGTAAAGTCGAATGACTGATTTAAAGTAAGTTCTTGTATGTTGTTAATAACAACTGTTGGTGTAGGCTTAATATAGTACCTATCCTTAACAACAGCAGACACTTTTAACTTCTGAGAACCTGGAGAAGGAACAGTTGAAGTTCTAGAACTCCAAACATCAGTAGCGAATGTTAATTGCTCAGTATCCTGAGACATGTTTGTTGTTGCGTCATCAAAGTCTAAGGATTGGAATCCAGCATCTGCTAATGCATACCCAGTAGTACCAACAGTTAAAGTTGATCCAGTAACAGGGGTAACATTAGTTCTCGCAAATCCAATTTGAGTGTTTGTCTGTAATCCCTTGTCTCCCAAGCGATCTGCGTCAGCATTTTTATCAATCTTAAGACCAAATCCTTCGTAATCAATATAATCATACCTATTAATCTGACTAGCAAACCAAGCAGTATCTGTCCATCCATAACTAAATCCGAATTGAGATCCTTGAGGAAGACCATTGATATCGGATGGTGAAGTTGGTACAACTCCTCTATTTCTTACCCTAACATCATCAAGGAAGAATTGTCCTTGTGTATCTTTAGCAAAATCGTTAACACCAGCACCAAATCCAGGACCACAACCAAAGTATAGATCCTTACCAGCAAATGCTGTGTTAGATATAGTTCCACTAATTACTTGAATACCATTAATATATGCCTTAAACACATTACCATTCTTCGTCAATCCAACACTAATCCAAGTATCGTTAAGCATCACAGAAGATGCACTTGAAATAGCAGTAGCATTAACAAGTTGAGTTGTATTATTAGCAATAGTTAAATCTAAACCACGTCCTGTACCAAATCCTAACCAAAGACCACCAGTAGCATCCTGAGAACTACCAATTTGACATAAAGTCATAAGGTTCTGACTTAAACTAAATGGAAGACCAGACTGACCATCTATGAATACCATCATCTCGATAGTAAAGTCTCCATCTAAAGTAGTTGCTAAATCAGATGAAGATGCTTTAATATGTCCATTTTCCCAAGTAGTTTGAGTATTAGCTGGTACATTACATCCATCAATCTTTGCTACGCCACTCACATAACGTATAGAATTATTAGCACTCTGATCAGTAAGAGTATAATGACCTGTAAGATCTGTAATTGTAGAAGTAAAGTCTAAAATAAACTCATTTCTATTCCATTGTTGCTGACCATAGACATAAACGTCACCAGAATTATCTACACCCAAACTCTTTGCAGTAATACCTTCAATCCTATTAAGATTAAACTCGTTAGTACTATGGGTCTTCATGACACCATTGTATCCAATTTTAACTGTTCCTACAGTTGTTTTCTTAGTAGTCTGATCTGCTTTAGTATACGCAACGTTAAGATCACCAAATATATCAACAACACACTTATCAACTACATGAAGTTCCCTACCTGTAGCAAGATAACGATAGTTCCAAATAAGAGTACCATCGATATTTAATTTACCTACCCAGAAACTATCTCTAGTAACGTCATCAGACTTAAGTCTACATCCTGCAGTAATATAAAATTCATTAAACTCATCGATAGCTAAACTAGCATCAGTTAAAGAATAAACAGTATTGCTAAGTTCTTTAACCCAATCAACTGTAATAGCATTTACACCAATAGTAGCTTTACCAAAGGCAAGATTTATATCTTTTGAATCTGGTGCAGTTGCTGTTTCCATAGTGAAGTATACATTATCACCAACAACTATCATATCTGTCAATCTTTCAGACAGTGTAGTCGAAGCAATTTTTCTCTTAACAGCAAAATTACCTGTAGTATCAATAGATGCTATAAATGCATCATCTGGATGTAATGAGTTAGTATTTGTATATCCACCAATAACATAACGAATATCAGAGTATTTCTTGATAGCAGTTACATGATCTGCACGATTAGCACCAGATATACCAGCATATCCCTTTTGGAACTGTAAAGTTGCAGTTAAACCATCTGCTGCCTGTTCATACTTACATAAAATTACATCTGGGTTATATACATCTAGAAGATTTGCATTAGGTCTATTATTACCTACAACCCAAACATCATTACCATCAACATATAACTTCTGAAACTCTGTATAATTCTGACCATCTGTACTTTCTAGACTTCTTTCCCACTCTTTAACACCTAGAGAAGAATATTTCGCAACAAATGCAACTGTATTACCAGTAGTATCCTTAGTCTTACCACAGAAGAAAGTCTCTTTATCATCATTTACAAAGATATCATTAATAGAAACATAGTTATTATTGTTTACTGTAGTAACATAGTAATCTGCTTTCTTGAAAACCTGTGGATGACTTAATATAACACGAGGACTCGTTGTATAATTAGCACCAGAGTTAATAATATTAACAGTATCAATAGAACCAATAGAAGAAACAACTGCTTCTAACTTACCAGCAGTACCATCACCATCAATAATGATTGTTGGTGGAATTTCTTCATCATATCCAGAACCTTTTTGCTCAATTACAATAGACTCAATACCTTTAATCTGACGAACAACAAAAGTTTTGTTCGTATTTTGCATTATAGGAGTATAATCAACAAATACCTCATCTCCAGTGATTAGGTTATGTGGGACATTAGTGTCTAAGACACCGTAATTCAATCCATTAACGTTCTCAAAACTATAAGAATCTATAGCTTCACCCTTAATTTTAGAAATACGAGCAGAAACACCAGTACCATCAGTACCATCATTGTCAAATACAAGTATATCATCTACCTGATAGTTCTTTCCTGGGTTTTCAATAGTGAATCCAGTTACAGAAGCATCTTCAAACTTAGTAATAGTTTCAACTTCAATATCAACCTTAGAGTCAAATTGAACTTTAGGGAAATAATCATATAACTGTAGTGGTGCTTCTTCAAATAATTCAGCAGGATTATCAGTTTCATCCTGAGTTATGACACCATCACGGTTAACATCTTCAACTTCAAAGAGAATTATGTCACCAGCCTCAGTTGTTAATGCGGCAGTAGAAGCATTAGGTGTTCTTTCAACATCAATATCAACATTTTCGTAAGGATCTCTATAACGTACAACACCAGTAGGAATATTCTGCTGAATAGCACTTGTACTTAAGTTCCAAGTATCAACAACAGAGTTGTACTGTGGTCCAATTACATATGGGAATAATGCATTACCATTTTCAGTTGCATCAATAGTAACAAAGTAGCAATATCTACCTGCAGGATAGTCTGGTGTCTTACAAAAACGACCATTATATTGATCTAAATCTCCTAAACCAAAGATATACTCATAATCTTCAACAAATTTACCTGCAGGATATAAGTAATCTCCACTTGTATTAAGATCAGTAAGAAGAGGTCCATCTGTTCTTACAGGATAAGGATTGGTAGTTACATCGTATACAAGATTTTCTTTTAATCTAAATGATGTACCTAGTCTAATTACAGCAGATCCTTGATCTGTTGGATCTGTATAACCATAAGGACCATAGATTGGATTACCATCAAACGCCCAACCAATGATAGGAGAGTGTCCTAATTGATCTTCTTGCTCTTTAATTTCTCCGTATGCATTTTCAAAAAGGTTATCACCTAAGATATACCTCATTTTTTGAGGGTTTGAAAGGTGAGCATACTCACCACCATACTCGTTATTGTATCCAGTAAATACAGCACCCTTAGCAGAGTCAAATGTTGATGTAGATTCTAAGTTATAAGTCCATTCAAATACATTGGCATCAAATGAAGCATCTTGACCAACAGAAGTTAGATTAATAACCGTAGTACCTTGAATATAGTTAATACCCTTGTTAATAATCTCAATTCCAGTTACCCTACCAGCATTTTCTCCATCAACATCAATTGTTGCTCTTGCAATAGCACCAAATCCATCACCCTGAATAGTAACTTCAGGTGCAGTAGTATAACCCTGTCCAGCAGAAATTATAGCAATAGATATAATTCTTCCGTTATTAACAATAGCCTGTGCAACAGCACCAACACCAGAACTCAGTGTTATACTTGGTTTTGAGGTATATGCTGCACCACCACTAGTAACAGCAATTGCTTGAATAGGACCACGAACAGATGCAACACCTTCAGCCCCAGTTCCACCACCACCAACAATAGTAATAGAAGGTTGTGATGTATATCCAGTACCACCAGTATTGATTAGAATACGTGAAACTTCACCTTTAGTAATAATTGCTGTTGCAGCAGCACCAGAACCACCACCACCAACAATTGAAACCAATGGAGATGAAGTATATCCAGAACCACCACCAGTAACAGTAATTTCACTAATAGAACCGTTAACGGTTACTGCTGCAGTTGCTCCACTACCTCCACCACCAGATATAGTAATTGCTGGAGGAGAAGCAGCATCATAGTCTTTACCAGAAGCTGTTATGCCAATACTAGTAACACCACCAAATGTTTTGCTTAAATCTGACTTATAAGACCATATAGAAACACCATTAACCCATGTACCAATAGGACCAGGCTTAATAAGGTCTTTAGTTGAAATTGTTTGTGCAAGTTTAGGGAACCTATTTAATTTACGCTGGTTACCTGGAAGAAGTGCAGATCCTGGGAAAGGACCAATTTGATAGTTTGGAATACCTGTAGAGGCAACATAAACATAATCATCATTGAAAAATGAGTTCTGTACGTTTGTTGTATATGGACTAATAGCATTTTCAATAGCACTATTAGCAGACTTACCTTTATTAAGGTCAATAGATACAAGGATATTACCCTG